ATATTCAACTTCACTCATTGTGAATGGTGTTCTCAAGTTAACAGATATTGGATTTTCTAGTTCAAATCCTTCATCTGATACAGGTGCTGAACACTCCATGCATCTTATTGTTAAAGCTAAAGATGGAAAAAGTCTTTCAACATAAAGAGCACTGTGTGATATAACCGATGTAGCATATATCTGTAAATTTTGGAAGTATATAGTCCTGTTTTCGGCACCTCTACAGATGTTAGTGGCATTTGTCGGACTATACTGTATATGAGAAGAGGGAGTGTACTTTTGATTTAGGTAGCACCCAGAATTGATAACAGAAGTTGACATTCTATGAGTCCAGCATCCACCAAAAACTTCCACATCTTGGGAATTGATAATTCGGGAAATCATTTGATTGTCTTCTCGAGATATTTCCTCAGGAATCATTGAGAGTATTATGTTCTTGAGCGTGATCAACATATTCTCCCCTACTCCTTGACTCAGCCAAACATGCAGTTTTCTGAGATTCTCCATGGTGCTATTGGTGATTAACCGTCCGGTTGGTGTCTTGACAATGTTTACTTTCTCGCTTGTTTCTGAACCGAGATACGGAACAAAGGGTCCCACATCGGTGTGCATCTTTAGGGGATCAGCTGTTGCCACATCACTGATTTTTGCAGTGATCGTCCATCCAGCTTCATCGGGTGTGACATGTAGCCAGGGCTTTATCACGATCTGATCAACTGGACATGGGTTAGTCACTCCAAGGACATCCACTCCCCACGATCTTCTTCTTAATTCACATGCAATGACAAAAGAGCAATCGTAAGAATCAATAACAGATACTAAATCAGAGCTCTGCACTGTGCTTCTCCTTAGCCTCTGATCAATGTGATTTTGATGACTAGTCACAAATACATCAACTCCTTCCCTTATCGATGAGAATGAGTAATCCTGTGCAATCATTTTAATAAGAGAGCCTGTGTTGTCAAACCTAGACTCTAACCTGTCAATAACCCCAAAAGGTGACAAGGAGTAAACCTTATTAAGGACAATGGGATAAAGATGATCAACTTTAACTAGTTGGGATAGAAAGTTGGTTCGTTCATCACTGCTATTGTTGTCATACAATCTACGGAAACGTGGATACTTAATCCTTCTTCTAAGGATTCCCTTTAGCAAAATCTCTATTCCCACAACAGGAGTGAGAGGTGTGACCAGGTTAATAGACATCGGGTCTTTCACTATGTTAATCAACTTGTCAGGCCCCCCGAACTTGAGGTTCATTATTTTTCTCATAAAAAATGAGATCTGTGGAACTTGTAAATCAATGAATTTGAATCTGCTGATAAAGTCTGTTAAAGGGTCAGGAGTTCCTCTTAGACAATAGTTGCTGAATTGTGATATTGGATAAGTTCCGATTATGGGGCCGCCAAACATAAGGGCCAGACACCTCGGATCTTTGTAATCAAATCTATGGTGTTTCCTGAGATGAATTATCTGATGAAAAGATGCCAAGATGTAAGCTGCTCTTGGGTCAGAACTTGATTTTGCTACGCTCTCTCCTCCGGTAGATATCGTTCCGAGTTCATTCAACAAGCATGGGAAATCTGAGTTTTGA